GAAGGCAGTCATAGCGCACACCAAAGCGTTATCAATACTGACCAATGACAGTGAGACACTAATTGTTGGAGCATGGATGAAAAAGATAATTGTGCAGACACAATATGAGTTTGACAGGTTCTGCCGTTCTGCGAGCACGACCAAACGTCAGATGATAGAGGAGTGCCGCTTGTGGAGTGACAAGTGGGCACGACTCTTTGGCGACATCAGTGAGACTTCCTATCAACACGACAACACCCTAGAGTGGGACTGGCAACACGAGTTATTCAGCAAAGAATTCGCACCGGAGGCGGTCGATGAATTTACTGCTTATCTTGAGGATCCAGATTCACGCTGGGATGAATGTCCCCTCCTCGTTGAGCATGACGCGAAGCCTGCTGCCGTTGAATATATCGGCAACGGAGTTATCGTTGATCCGTCCGAGTCTGATTCAAACAGTGTTTCATCAATAGTGAGTGAGACCACTGAAACACTTGGATCAGATGACGTTAAACATTGCGAGGAGAATAAACAGCAAATTACGGCCAAACCGACCAAACGTGCCGCGAAAATTTACACTTGTAAACGTGGTAACAATGTCTCAGGTTGGTATTCTGGCCTTGAACCATGCAATACTGTACTGTCCAAGCCTGGCTGGTGCAGAGATTGCTCGCGTATATTTCGTGCTGCCAACAAAGGTAGCATGTTTCAGGCTGCGAAAGATCGCGCAGCCCGCGTAGAATAATACCTGTTCCCGTGGAGATCAACTGCGGGCACGATTTAATTATCCCACCTTACTAACTTAAACCTTAACTATTATTATGGAATCTGATCCTCAACTTTCCTTTCTCAAGGTTGCTACTGCATCACCTGACTTTGAGAACGTACAGATCGAAGGTATCCCCGATGATTATTCGGGATCAACCTTCGTCAAGAAGGATTATGTCTACAACACTGTCACTGCACTTGCGGGCAAAATGACAACATTTGTGGCCTGCCCAACTTTGGGAACCGCTTATTACACGTCATCAATCGACCTTCTACCTGATGGGTCGGTTCCGCCTGCAGGTTATGCTGCTAGCTTCATTGCAACCAATTTTCCGGATGCTGGCTCTCTGTTTCCAGGGACTGAGGGCACCATTGCCGATGGCATCGTGTGCAATTCAAATAACGTTGTACGCGCTCGCGCACTCGGCCACTCAGCCGAAATGGTTTGCTTGAACAATGCATTCAACCAATATGGCTCTATTACCACTTACAAAACACCAATCATGCGTGAAGTCATCA